CTAACAAGACCGTTCCAAGCGAAGCCGGTATCATATACACCGGTCACATCAGGAACGTACAGGACACCGTGGTCGACACCGGTCTCGAAGAACCGCTCGCCGACAAGGTCCCACGTAAGAACTGCCATTTGATCTCCTCCTAGAAGAACAATTTGAAAACGTTATGGTTTAGGTTGTCGGCTGTGAAAAAGCGATCATGTACACACTTAGGCAAAGCCGCTATCTTGTCTGGGATTTCGCTCTCTGGATCGCGATCAATTACGGTCACCAGATATCGATTATCCAATGAATACGGCTTATTCTCAGCCCAAGTAGGAACAATAAGTTCTCGATTGTAAACAATGCATGGATACTTGATTATGACATTGTTTGGTGGCTGAAAATATACATTATCGCTATCAAGAATCTCAACTAATAGGTCTTGAAGGTCACGGCGTAGGCCCATTATAAACACCTCCTAAAGTAAACAGGAGGCGAGGGGGTTTGACTTCGACTGACTCAACAGTCCATCTAACCCCACGCCACATAACATACTTAATGCTATAGAAGTGTTTATTAAGGTTTTCATCAGCAACAACGCTGATAGAATTGTTAACGCTGAGGTCATTATTAACATTATCATCTGATTCTGTTTTTATAGTATCACGAAGAACATCACCAGTATAATCGACCTCAACAATAACATCAGCCCAAACACCAGAACCTGGAAGAGTTTCCTGGGATTCTCCGTAGCCAACTACTCCAAAGAATCTCATTCGAACTCCTAGTTAGAGATATCAGGCCACCGGACGCGTGAAGGTCCAGCTCTTGTCCTCGCTCGTGGCGAAGTAGAAACCGGCGTCCGCAGTAGCCACAACCTCGAGACTTGCACCCTCGGCCAGAGCAGCCTGGGCACCGGTCGCCAGCGTAGCGTCAGTGACACCGTTCTTGTAGGTGACACCGGTGGTGGCCACAATGGTCACGACACCAGTCGCCGACACGAAGGTAGGCGCGTTCGGGAGGACGAGGACGTCATCGCTCTCGACCTTCTTCACGACCATAGCCGACTTCAGCTTGGTGAGGGCACCGGAAATACGCGTCTCGATCAGGTACTTGTACTGGTTGAAATCGATGTCGAAGTCGTCGAAATTGGTGACCTGTCCACCCTTGTCCGCGCCAATGCTGTAGTCAGCCATGTTGACCAGAACAGCAATGATCTCGGGCTCGTTCTCAAGAACCTCAACCGGAACGATTGAAGACACGCGAAGCTCAGTAGCAAGCTCGTCCAGGGTTCGATAGATTCGACGACCCAGCGTATCCTTCAGGAGAAGGAACTTGGCGATATAGAGCTCCGTGGTGTACATGGTCGGCATGCCAGTACCGCGGTAGTGCTGACGGTTCTCAACGATAGCATCAATCATTTCCTGGACGCTCGAACTGGCGTCGTCCAGGTTTACGTTCACCTCAACCGTGAAAAGCTCGTGATCAGTGGCAATGGGGCGAATGTTGCCCTCAGGGATCTTGTCATCGTCATCAACTGCACGACCGTCGCCGATCAGAAGTGCACGAGCGATTTCCTCGTCCAGCATCAACCGCATCTCGCCACGCATCCACTGCACCACATCGAAGTCGGTGATGTCGATGATGTCGTCGCGATCGAGCTTCTGCTTCTTGTAGATCGTGGCAGGAGTGGTGACTCGGCTAGCGGTACCGAAGAACTCTTCCTTCTTCATGGTACCCTTGATGTAACCCTTGGCACGGGCCTCATCGAAGTTGAGGTCGGCCCAATGAGTCTTGATGCGAGAGAACGGGGTCTTGCGAGCCCCACTCAGAACGCCATTCACCCACTCGGTCCGACGAGCAAAGAACTCCGGAGCGGAAGTAAGTGCCTTCGCCTCGGGGAACAGCGTGTCGATGTCGTTAATGCCGTGAGCAAGCATGTGGTTCTCAATAGCCTGCTTCAGAGAACCGCACTTCGTGGCATCAGCCATGATACCCTGGACATCCGCGTGGGAAAGAACAGGGGCGGGCTTACCCTTGTCCGCGTCCTGCTCGAAAACGTTCTTAGTCACGCCAGTACCTTCCTGATTGTTTTCGTTATTGTCGACGTTGCTGTGTTCCGCGGAATCCTTGTTGTCATCCGCACTGTCCTTAGCGGCGAGAGCCTGTCCAACCATATAATGAACGACGTCCTTCTGCTTGTCGCTCAATGACTCATAGATGTCTTCGACAGTCTCGTCCGAATTATCGTTGGAGGAATTATCCTTCTCTTCATCACCATCAGCATGCTCCAACTCAAGGCCACTGTAGATGATAGCCTCATCATCAAGAATCTCGTCTTCGTCATCAGAATGCTTGACGGTGACATTCTCAATGAGGGCGCCGGGATTAGCGCCAGAAAGAACCAGGCTGACTTCTCGAATAGAGCCATGAACGACCTTGGCCGAACGCTCAATCAGCTGATTAGCCCAGATCGAAAGCATGTTGATGTCGCCATGCTCAAGCAGGCCCTTGCTGTGCTTAGCCTTTTGGGAATTGTTGAAGAATCCATAGGCGTAAACACCATCTTTGCGATCCTCAAGAATGGCATGACCGAGAACATTCTCAGGATCACTGTGACCGTGCTGCCAAACGAGAGGAACCCGTGCCTTGTCCTGATGACGGAACGCCCCAGGCATGATCGTTCGACCATCAGAGCACTTAAGCCCTGCCTTGGTCGCGTAGCCGCTGAAATCAGCTTCAGCTTCCATTTTGACGGATCCTTTCCAAGATTTTATCAGGTTCTGTTTGAGGCATGTTGCTGTTAACCAACTTGTCTGCCTTGGGATCAGAGGAAGGAGCAATTCCGATGAAGCCTCTGATCTCATTTGACGTTAGGATCTCGTTCCTAGTAAACTTGTCCGCAATCTCTGCAATGTCCTTAAGCGGAATGAGCTTGAACGGATCTCTGAAATACTTAATGTGTTGATTCGATGCTGCGCCTGCAGAACCTAAGAAAGTCCTTTGCATAGACTCAATGATCGCATCGAGAATGGGTTTGACCGTGCGGTTGAAGTAATTGATCATAGCCGCTTCGTCAGCCGTGCCATTCATCACTTCTTCTGTAAGACCTAGCTGGTTATAAAGCAAGTTAGTAAGATACTCAACCTGCTTCAAGAGATTGTTCTCGGCGGGTCTATTAAGCTGAGTAATCTTCTCGGTACCATCGATGTACGCAATCCCGTACTGACTACCCCGCAACTGAAACTCGATGTCTTCTTTTCGAGCCTCGGCCTGTTGTTTACGAGCCTCAGACTTGATGACATAAGGAAGCTGGATAATAACGTCCAGTCTTCCTGAACTCGACTGCTCATCGACGGCATCAAGGAGGCCGAGCTTCCTGATCAATCGCTGAAGAGTGGAGTTTTGCTCGTTCATAACCGCGTACAATGGGTTTTCAACGATGGCTACATTGCGCTTCTCTAGAAGAATCTCTTCCCGCTGGCCTTTAGCTTCATTATAAACATTAATTCGGACATGGGTTGGATACCAAGCCGTGATTTCGCCAACTCGCATCGTATAGATGTCAAAGTTGCCAGTCTTACTTGGATTCACCGAAGTGTCGACAGGAACAATAGCGACAACACCTTGATCGAACAGTGATAACGCTATGTCTTGTCTAAATGCTCTAGGACCTTGGTCGATGTTTGGTTCCAAAGTAAGACATTTGTTCAGAGGACTTTCAACATCATTCGTATAACGATCTTGATCATCCAACTGAACGTGTTTAATTAAGATTTCCGCAACATCAATGCTTAGTTTCGTATAAATAGAAGAGATAATGGAGCGCTCGTTATAGATACGCAACGGCGATCGAGATGGAGAAGTCCCGCCAAAATATGACGTTGTCCCATACGCTAAATTTTCAGTCTCAAGCTTAATGTTTCGGAAGGCGTTCCAACTTCGCTTGATTCGATCCAGAATAGGCAAGTTTCACCTCCCTCTTACTTGGTTATGGACAAACATCACTCGAACGCCTCCTTATTGGCTTTGTAAGCCACATAAGCGTCCATCATGGCTGAAACATTATCAATCTTTTCTTCGGCTCTCTTCTTTAAGAGCTTACGATTACCGTTTGTATCCTCCAAAGTAACCGCATTACCCATGGCAAAGGACA